CTAAATCACGGGTTGTTTGCATGGACTGCGGCCAGAGGTTCTCCCCGGATATTGTCAGGCGTAAACTGGCTGTATGCCCTCACTGTGGGGCAAAGTTGAAAGTAGAGCAATCAAGATGCACTACAGACAAACAGAGCAGGTATGTTGCGATCGCTGAGATTCATGGGGAGTTTCAGGTAATTCGGAATTTTGAGATTCGGGCGTACTATAAAGCCGGTGCGGTTCCAAAATACTTTATTAATGAGGTACTCCAACACTGGATACGGCAAGATGGAAAGAATACGGTTGTCGCATTGAATCACACTGTGAATTGGTATTGTGATTCCTGGGGCGGAGATATGGAGATACGTGTTGAACATAGACGTGGTTACTATTCTTCCGGTGTCAGGTATGATATTTATCCTTCCAGGCTGCATCCTGATTCTGAGTTCCGTCCGGATATAGGACGCTACGGTATAGACCACAGATTGCAAGGGCTTACGCCACTGGAAGCTATTAACATGATTCCTGATAACCCGAAAATGGAAACATTGCTAAAGGCAAGGAGGTACGAACTATTAGGGTATGCTTCAAATGAAAAATATAAGATTGAGCGTTATTGGCCGTCCATAAAGATATGCCTAAGAAACAAATACAGGATAAAGGATGTGAAAATATGGTTTGATTATCTTGATTTGCTTCGGTACTTCCACAAAGACCTGCATAATGCACACTATGTTTGTCCGGATAATCTTAAGAAAGAACACGATAAGTTGGTCATTAAGAAACGGCAACTTCAGGAAAAAGAAGAAGCTGAACGTAAACGAAAGAGGACAATTGAAGACGAAGCTAAATTCAAAGCCCTCAAAGCTAAGTTTTTTGGGTTGCGATTTACTGACGGGTTTATTGAAGTGAGGGTACTTGAAAGTGTTCGGGAAGTCATGGAGGAAGGAGATGCACTTCATCACTGCGTATTTACGAATAATTATTACCTGAAGCCTGAATCCCTTATTCTCTCCGCCCGCATTGGTGACAAGCGTATCGAGACAATTGAGGTTGACTTGAAAACCTTAAATGTCGTACAGTCCCGAGGAGCCTGTAACCAGAACACTGAATACCATGACCGGATCATAGGGCTTGTGAAAAAGAACACAAGGTTGATCAAACAAAAACTTGCATCATGAAAGGAGTCCTGCTTAAATGCAGGAAACATGTTAAACAATAACCAATGCCGGTACCAAAGGATGCCGTCGGGAGTGTGCCCCGGTTAAGTTTTATATTTTGCAAACCACTCCCCGGGGACTTCTCCCCGGGATTCGGATTCCCCCGGAGTGGGAGGCTTAAAACGCTCAGCTTATGAATATCCCCCAAACCATCCCGCGTATTGATTGCAAGGCATTCGCCAAATGCGGAAAGAAGTCTTTATCCCATTGCAGGCGGTATAAACTTACGGACGAAGAGTGTATAAATTGCCGGTTGGTCCATCGACGGGAAAGAAACAATTACCGTACTTCCCCCGACGGTCGTTTAATGAAACGGTGTTCCATCTGTGGCGAGTGGTACTATCTTCACCGTTTTTACCCCAGAACTTTAAATCGGGGAGAGAAGGTCTATTCCACCTTCAGTTCTGAATGCAGAAGGTGTAAGTCTTTGAAAGCATCAACCTATCAAAAAGCAAGGCGATGAATAAGAATAAGGGAAAAGAAGAGGAAATCAGGCAGAAGGTAAAGTGTGATTGCCGGCAATGCAGACGCGCCGGCCCGGTTGAGAATTTCATGGTGTATTGCCCGATACATGACTGTGGCCGATCAACCGGCCTTAGAATGTGTGAGTATTTTATAGAGAAGAAGAGATGTTCGACAAGATAACCATAAAGGCAACGATTGACACGGCGGATATTGAGACGATTGTCTTGCGAAATTATTTGGAGGAGTGCACGGAAGGTGATGAAGTCTATTACAAGTCTACCGCTTACGCCAACTTTGACGGTTGTTTCATCGAGATTCGCGGTAACAGGTTACGGTGTACGTGTTCCATTTGCAAGCTCTATTCCAAGGGAAAGACCGGGAAACTGGATAACAGCCGCCCGATAACTTTCGCAATGGCTGTAAGGACAATCAAAGAGCTGCTGTTGAGGCTATGTGTCCGGATTGAGAATGCCGTGGTAACGTATTACGAGATAGGTATCACAATGAAGATGTCCCTTCCTGCCGATTCTTACATAAAACAGATGTATGAAGTCTCAGGAAAGCTCCTTTGGAACGATGCCAACTATTCGGCGTTCAAGCAACAGACAACGGAGAAAAGCAAGTATTTCCGGAAGATACTGAAGGTCTATGATAAGAGCTTTGAGGCCGGGGAGAAAGGACGGAATGTCGGGGCTAACATTCTTCGTATCGAAACGATATACAAGCACCAGTCTGTTTCGTTGATGGAGCTAACGGACAACCTCTTCTTGTCGAGGATCGGCCGTATATTCTATAAGGACTGGTCAGAAATATGCTTTACCAGAGAACTGTCTGCGGCCAAGGGCGTAAAGGTGTCCCAGCTTGAAAGGGCCAGGGAGATATACCGGATAGGAGTTACCCGGTACAAGGAGCGTTACAAGAAGCTTTATCTTTCGGGTAAGCTGACTAAAAAGCAATGGGAGACTATACGCAATTTTGCCCGTAGCTGGCCGGAAGAGCGTGAGAAGTACGTGGAGGAAATCGGTGACATGGAGCGTGAATTTAAGGACAAACTTTTATCAGGCTACCAGACAGGGATATTTACGCCCATTTGCAGAAAAATATAACATATTGAAAATCAGTATTTTATCTGTAAATACAAAAAGCGCCTTATGGTGCGCAATTAAAATGTTGAAAATTAAGTGATTACGTTTTTAAAATCTAAAATTTAACACTTTTCGGCAACTTGTCCTATACAGCCCGCAGGGTTGTCGGGAACCGACTTATAAGGGCTGATAAATTATAATTTAAAAACTGAATATATGAAATGTGAAGCAGAAGGCAAAATTTTGGTGGAGCTGCCATCCACCGGTGGAGTTACCAGGGATGGTAAAGACTGGGAGAAGAGAGAGTACATCATGGAAACCAGCGAACGTTATCACAGCAAGATGCGCTTTTCCGTTTGCAGTTTCGATGGTCCTGTTGAGAACCCTCCCAAAGTAGGAGACAAGATCAGAGTTAACTTTACCGTTGAGGCCCGCGAATATAAAGGGAACTGGTATAATGAAGTAAGAGCGCATCGGACGGAGAATATTGAATGTTAAACTTATAAAGATATACGTTATGTTAGATTTGAACACCCTTCGTAACAGGGCTTATCAAAATGCCTGTGATCATGGATTTCATGATAGAGAATTGAGTGACAATCATTGTTTCATGCTTGTAATAACAGAGTTGTCCGAAGCTGTAGAAGCTGACAGGAAAGGCAGACGGGCTGACAAAGCGGAATTTGAATCGGTTGTCAGTTCCAATTCCGATCATATGTCTGAGGCTTTTGTGGATGCTTTTGAAAGGCTGGTCAAAGATACGGTTGAGGATGAATTGGCCGATACGGTTATTCGTATGCTTGATATGGCCGGTCTTCGGGGTATTAATTTGAATGGTATATTCATTGTTGCATACATTGTAAGCAGGAAGAAGTCATTTACCGAGAACTGCTATGCTATCATCAAAGATATTGTGAATTACAAATACACAACGGAGGAATGTCTTAATTATGCTATTCGTCAGGTGTTTGAGCTTGCCGAATTTTACGATATGGATTTGGAGTGGCACATTGAGCAGAAGATGAAGTATAATGAACACCGTGGGAAAATGCACGGGAAGAAATATTAATTCTCGATACAGAAATGGAAACAACGATAGATAGTAATGGTCTGGGTGGATTTCAAACCAGGCAGGATCGGATACTGTGTATTCGTAGTCAAATTAATCGCAGCAGTGAAGAGTTAGACCGGATCAATGAAAAGCTGGGAGCTAAAGACACTCCCTTGGAAGAGTGGTTGCGTCTTTCGGATATCCGTAATAACCTGACGGTTTCTATACACCGGAAGGAGGAAGAGTTGTCACGGCTGACGGATAGCCGCCGGCTTGATCAGCCTAAGCGGGCGAATTATAATTATTGATATGTTTTAGAGGATTAATAAGTCGTATTGGAATGGGAAACAAAAGAAGGTCAGTCCGATTTGATGAACATACTTGGATGCTATTGAAAGAGGTATCTGAGAAAATGGGAGTCAATATGTCAGTTGTAATCAGGAGCATGGTTGCGCGCAGTTTGAGGGAAATAACGGATGATTCCGGTAATCTGATTCTAAATGAGAAACAGGTACAAGCGAAATAGTTATTATCCTAAGGTGGCCGAAGCAATCGGAAAGAATTATCTTAAACTTCGATCGCTTTGTTGTGTCGAATTCGATACGTTTCATGGCTCACTATCTCGTGAGGACATCTTTCAGGACACGGTGCTTTATGTCATTCAAGATGTTGAGGCCAGCCTGTTAGAATCGGAAGAGGATATTATAAAACACTTTTGCTATCGTTACAAAATGATAGCATTTCAGATAATTCAAGATTCTAAACAATTAAGAGAAATACCATATGCCGACTATTTACAAACCCAAAAAGAGGAAACAGAAGAGCAATAATATGTATGATGATGCCCGTCGTAAGATATATAATTCAGAGCGATGGCGCAGGCTTCGAGCATGGAAGATGGTGAATAACCCTCTATGTGAGGTATGCTGGCAAAAGGGATTGGCTACACCGGCTGAGGATGTTCATCATATCGTATCATTCATGACTACGAATGATCCTTTACAGCGTAAATCATTAGCATACGATTATGACAACTTAATGAGCCTTTGTAAGCAATGCCATCAGAATATACATAACTCAAAATAATAACAAAAAAGTTATTGGAATGTTTG